AAATAGAGAAGTTGCGTTTGTGAGGCAGCCTATTAATACGGCTGGCGACCCAACATAAATACCAATGTCATTACCATTTGTTACTGCCATTTTTTTATTTGTTTAATTGTTTTAAATCCATTTTCATTTTATCCTTTGGAGGGTATTCACCCTCGTATAGTTCTGCTTTTTTACTATTTATCAAATTGATTGAATCCAAATCTGATAATTGTAATATAGTTCCCACACGATACATCTTAGAAACCCGATTGTTTGTTTTATGCTCTAATGATTTTAATAATCTTATCTTCATCCTGCGTGTCCTTCAAATGTCGATACCTTCATATAAAGCGGGTGTTCAAATGTCACCGAGATCCTATCCGTAGTAAACTCATCATGTTCAGTAATGAAGTTCAAATAACCAAACGTTACTCCGTTCACCGTTGCACTCGCTTGCCCTGTCAAGGCTGTTACTATCGCATCATTCAAAGTAGTTACGTTGTCATACGATTCAGCATAACAAGAAACCTGAAACCTATAAATATATCCACAACCACGCCCCGCCAGGTTCTTAGCTATAAGCCTCACTGCTATGTAAGGTTCTACTTCGCTAACAGGAACCATCACAGGATAAACCTTGTGCTTGTCACCTTCAGCGTTAAGCCCTACCAACCCTTGTACGGTCACATCGTTTTCCAAAATATAGGTTACCGCCTTTATCATATAATTGCTGTACCCGATTTTTTAAGTGTCCGTTTCATGTACCTCCACAAAACACCGGCGAACTCTGTCTGTATTCTACTTACTACTATCCCTTTTGTAGCTTTGAAGGCTGGCTCCATAAATGGAATTGCAGGCGCAAACCCAACAACCCTTCCCTTACCATCTCTACCCGTCTTACTCTTATTCCCAGGCAACGAACCCCCAACTACCACCTTATGTCCACGCTCAATTAGATGTCCATGAAATCCTTCATAACCTCCTTTTCTACGTGGCCCTACTGTAACCAATCCTATCTCACCAGTTCTCTGTATAGACCCACCGCTAACAGCTCCAATAGACTTTTTAAGCAATCCCTTTTTAAAAGGAGCAAGTGACTGAGCCGCTCCCACTAATGGTTCTGCCGCCTTCTTATGTATAGCAGTTAATATCCTATGCTGCACCTGAGAAGGTAAGCCCCTCATCATTGCATCTAGTTCTTTTACTCCGCTTACACTCAACTGCATCATGTGAAATAAGTGTTATCTAAAACGTTCGTAATAATATTCGTGTACCGTTTCCGGTTATCTTTCTGCTCTGCTATACTCTGTATCACGTAAACAATAGTATCGCAAACAATTCTATAAGTCATACTCAAGTCACTCCTGTACCTTATGTTGAACTGTGTCTGCTGTGCGTAAGTAAGTCTGTCCGCTTGCGCATACACAGCCCCCATCTTCTCTAACTTCTCTGCCCACACATCAGGCACACTTGCTATCTCCTCCCACCCCGTCACCTTATCTTCGTTACTCGTTCCCTGCGCGATGATGGGCTGTATGAACGTTATCCTTCTGTCTAGCTTTCCTATCATGTGTAGATAACGCTTTGTTCCAAAACATACGGGCCTACTAATGCCTCAACTCCAAAAGGAACTTCGTGCATAATTTCTCCTACCTGCTCTCTGTGTTCATACAAATGTCCAATTATCAAAAACATTGCTTGCTTCAAGGGTCTAGGTACATTCGATGCAGCAGAACCATATCCGGCTACATAAACTAAGGTTACTGCGTTTGGCATATCATAAGTAGATGGCCAACTATTCTTAACTATGATCCTTGAAATGTCATTCGTGAAGTCAGTCCAATACTCAGAAGCCGCAAGTAGTGTACTTACCTCTGAATCATTGTAGTAATAAATACTTGTCAAAGAACTTACCTTTCCATAAGGCAATCGTATTGTATTGGTTCGTGGGAAGAAATCCATCTTAGCCGTCCGTGTCTGATTAATCAAACTCCTTCCGGTTCTCTTCTCTACCCATTCCCTTGCGGCCTGAATAAGAATAGCAATCAATGTATCCTCATCGCTATGGTCTACGCGTAGGTGTAACTTAGCCTCACCAATTACTACTGGCTCAACTGTTGGTTCTGTCGTTACGTTACTATACAGTATGGGCATACTCAATATTTTCTTTTCTGTTCTTCTTCCAAAGAGCAAATATCATCGCCTGTTCCTCCTGGCTCAATCCCTCCAATGCTTTATTCAACTCATAGGCCGTTCCTATCTGTGAAGAGTAAGGCCAGATGTTATCCTTACCCTTTATATCCAAACAAAGTGGTTTGTCCGTTTCTACTTTCTTGCTATCTATGCACTGTGTCATAAAAAAGAAATCTGAATTGTTATCTAACCCCTTGTTGATCTCGTCTTTCCAAAGTTTGTATCTTGGTTCTCCTATTATCTGAACCCTACCCAAGCCTTCCAACTCTTTCGCCACTTCTACTTTAAAAAATCCTTCCTGTCCTGCTGCTGTTGATCTGCCTCTTTGCATGATACCTTCTGTGGCCAACACATCAACACCGTAACACACTTGCTCTAAAATCTTTCTACTGATACACCTGCCAAGCCCGTAGGTAGTATCTGATTGTAACCTTCTGCACTCTCCGTTCTCCGAGTTGATTATTACCGCGTCTTTAGTGCCGAACAAATCACACTTCCCCATCAATGGTTCGTATAATTCTAACAACTCATCCTTCACCAGGTCATCACTTCCAATCTCTAGCAAGTAATCCCAATCAAGTTTCATGGCTTCGTTTAAGCCGTGATTCTTTTTTGCTCCTAAAGGATTATTTTCAAAGAACGTCCACCTAATGTTATACTTCTCACAAAGAGGTATCATTGAGTCCTCAGAGATCACACACATAGTTTCTATGGGTAATCGGCTGTTTTTACGCAGCCGATTAATACCCACAAAACATATTTCAGTAATCTCAGGCCGCTTCCATGCGGCTAAGAACACAAGTACTCTCATTAAGAGATGTCCATGTATTTAAGTGCGGTCACATCCAACAATGCAGAGTCGGTGCGTGACAATCCGAAGAAAGCCACTTGATCGAACTCAGCATAACGCTCAGTTAAACGTCTCAAATCGAAACCGTTCACGATACGAACTTTGAAGGCATCCCAGTCACCGTAAGCCATGATCTTGTCTGCTGTTGCAGAAGTAGAACTCATTGCCTGGTTGATGAAGTAAGGCTTTCCAAGTATCCTGTCAGGCGCACCATCACGGAATGAAGGAATCCAAATGTTCGTGTTGTAGTTCACACCCAAAGCGATCTGCTTGATCTCAGAAAGGATGTTGTTATGGAACGCCCATGCTACTTTAGCGTTGTTTGCGTAAGCTGGGTCAATAGAATCCTGCAACGCCATCATTTCAGCTTGTGTGAAAGTTGAAGTTGAAGCAGTCACCTTACCACGAGTTTGCAAGAAACCTTTAGGCTGCGCTGAACCTGTTCCGGTGGTGTAGTAAGAGTTTGAAATCTTACCTACACGGATACCAAGTTTCTTACCTAAGTAAGCAGCAAGGTTTACACCGTTGTCTTGTAACAACTCAGCAGATACTTTGATAAGTTTTGAACTCATCTTGTAAGATCCCATGTTGTAAACTGAGAACACCAAATCAGCAGAAGAAGAAGAGATGTCAGAGTTTTCACCGATCAACTCACCAGTGTTTCCGTTGTCATCGTTGATAGGGAAAGGAATTGTGTTTCCTGTCTCTGTGCGGATGATGTCAGCCCAATTCAATAGATTCGATACCATTGCCATTGCTTCTACAATGTAACCTGAGAAGCCTTCTGGAACAGTGTAACCACCAGCGGTTGTTGTGCCTACTGATTGCGCACGTTTCTCCTGTGACTTGTAAAGAGACAAAATTCTTTGCTCTTCAGCGTCAAGATTCTCCTTACCTACACGGCAGAATTTCTCAAACACTTTCACATCACGAACATCAGTGTCAAGGATAACTCTTTCGTTATCACTCAATGCTGTGTAGCCATTCTTCTTTGCTTTGTCCATAGCGTTTCTACGCTCAAGGGCAGTTGCATTCTCGTTGAATTTCTTCTCCTTGTTCTCGCCAGACTCACGGGTAACCCCAGCAGCGGCCTCAGTTTGAAGATTCAGTTTTTCCATTCTTTGATGGAAGTCAATCTGCTCCTGAATACCTACAAGTTCAGCATCCCAAGCAATGAATTTTTCACGCTCTTCTTTAGTGGCAATTCCACCTTCACGCTCTCTCACGGCAGCATAAGATGCGCGCATCTCGCTGTCAATTTTACCTTTCTTATCGAAAAGTTGTTTTAATTCAAATTTCATTTTTTTAAACGTTTTTGTTAATAATCAATTTTAGTTCCATCATATCTGCCGTCAATAACGGCTCTGCCTCTTTTGGCTTTGCTGCCTCGAAAGATCGTGCGCCTACTGTTGCGTCCTTATAAGCAGGAGTGGTAACAGGGCTTCCATCATAAAGTCTCTTGATCTTGGTGATCGTTCTTACGCTAGGCTGGTTCTCGGTGTGTTTCCACTCCTGAGAGGCTACCGTAAATGCAAAAGAACTTTGATGAATAATTTTATCTTTAATCAGTGTGCGTAAGTCTCTTGCCAAAGAGGTATCTGGCAACACCGTTCTATATTTTAATCCTACGCTGTCCTGTGTGAAGGTTGCGTTTACTTTGTTCCTTCCAAGAACAAGGTTCATATCATGGTTGAATAGAACCACTGCGTCATCGTTAAGCACATCCGAAAAAGCACCAGGCGCAATGCGCTCATGCCATCCGCCAAAATCTTCGCTATCTTTATTAAAAACTGCCGCATATCCTTCTATAATGTTTTCATCTTCTTTACCATCACGGGTTTCAAAGCCTACGGGCTCAGTTATGAACCTACGCTCTGCGTCTGGAATGTTTTTTATGTAGTCTTTCATTGGCTTAGAATTGTTATTTGAAATACCTCGCTCCCTGCCCCGCCTTTGTATCGAATATTAACGCCTTTTGTTATAGGCAGGAAAAACTTGTTGTTACCTGTTGCTAATGTTGCGGAGTCCGATGTTATAGCCACCCCATTACAACTTAGCTGGATAGCTGTGCCACTTACCCAGTCAACCAATGCTTCCCCTGAATTATCAGTGAGAAGATTATCAAAATTTATATCATGTTCCGTAGTGTTAGCCGGAACAGTGATTCTTTGTGGATTTACACTTAATGTTGTTGTTGCCATAATTAATATCCTTTACCGTCATTACCAAAAAGTTCTTCCAATATCAACTGAGGGCTAATGCCTTCTTTAACTTGTTTTTCAATTTTCTTTTTCAATGATTGTCTTTGCACTGGTGTTTTTTGTGCCAACATTTGCGCTTGCATCTTTATAGGAATAGTAGCACCCTGCATCATCAAGTCATCACCACCATCAAGGCCAGGTCTGTTGTCAAGTGCGCGACCTTCGTTAGGGGTAAGCAATCCGTTCTGAACTCTCTTAGCCATCGCTTCAGCTTTACTAACAGCATCGGCACGTAGGTAAGCATCAATGTTTACCTCACCATATAAATCTTCTTCGCTTGAAAGTTGAAAACTCTTAACCGTGTATTCGTTCTCAAACTTCGATACGATCGGGGCCATTGTGTCCTGTAAGAACTCAATACCCATAAACTCTACGTTGGAATACTTCACTGAAGAGTCACCAAGTTTCTGTGTAGGAACTCCAAACCAACGGGCTATGGTAGCTATTGAGAAGTCATTTGATACAACCCAATCAGCATCTTTAGGTGGAATAGAAATTTCTTTGTACTCCCATCCATAAGCCATACTTACATCGCCGCCCTCTAACTTGGCATCCCTGAAAGACTGCTTCATCTCTTCACGCTGAGCCTGTGTAGGAACAGATTTAGTTGGTATTAATAGTCCGGCTGGCTTACCTCCTCTACCGAAGAAACTTTCTCCGTACTGTCTAATGTCAAACATCAAACTTGCGTCCTCCCTCATATAAGTAAGCACCGCCTTTCCCTGAACTCCATCACCCATGTTTGGAACGTGGATCATGTCATCAGAAGAAACCAATCCTTCAATGCCTTTGACTTTGTAAACGATTTGATTTTTTCCTTCTACTACCGTTACATCATCAGGGTTTTCAAGATTGAAACTATCAACTCGCCCGATACCGTTTCTCTTGATGAAAGCAAAGTGATTGCCCTTCAACTCAAAGTGGTTCATAGCCCGATCGAAGTAGATGTTCTTAGTCATCTTTGCGTTAGGCTGTCTGCTAAGAAGTTTGGCTACGGGGTGATCAGCTAGTACCCTGCCGTTGGAAGTTTTCTTGAATACCTGAAAAGGAAGTGAAGAAAGGAAGCCTGATTTAATTGCTACCGCGCGGTAAACTGCTGATAGGGTTAAGGCTCCATGTTCTGAAATTGATCGGCCTGTACCGGAGATGTTTCCACCTAACGCCTGATCTAATGCCCAGCCTGAAATAATTTGCTTGGGGTTCTCCAAATTGACATACCTTTTCTCGGTATTCCAAATTGTATTATTGAACCAAGTCTGAAACTTTGCCCCCATATCGGAAACAAAGATGAAAATACCATATTGGGATTTTTCCTAAATCGGGATAAAGATATTACCTTCGTAAAAAACTACTATGGAAAAGAGATTGATTGATAGGTTCGCTCAGGACTTTGATAGCAGCCTTTCACCTGAAATTACTAGGGAGGAGTCTTTCAGTAAAGCAAAGAAAAAGTTCGAAGATGTCTGTGGGTTTACACCATACAGTAACTACAAGTCATTCAAATCGGCACGCTGTCAGGATAGGAGGAAGCGGTTTCGCTGAAATAAAAAGCCAAGTTGTTAAACTTGGCTAGTCCGAGCCTTACAGCATCGGGTGATATTTTTTAACCTTTTATTTGGTTGTACATACCGTAAAAGTAAGTATTTAGCCTCATATAAAAAAGCGAGGCAGGAAACCACGCCTGCCTCTGAAAACAAACCAAACATTAACTAATTGCGGCTATAAAGGTAATAAAGTTTTTCACATTGCATAACTTTTTGTCTCAATTTGTCCTCCCTGTGCCATCCGTAGTTCAACAGCGTAGGCATCAACCATAGCGGCCACGCCATCTATCTTGTATTGGCTTTTGCTCTTGTCCGGCATCACCTGTCCAATAGCATCTCTTTTAAGTACAACGTTCCCAATCATCCATCGGGCAACAGGATTGTTCATGTGATCTAACTCGAAGTTACAAATTTGCCTCTCAATTCCTTTGGTCGAAAGACTCACGTTAGGCATCGACTGAGTGAAGGGATACAACCCATGAATGAACTGTTCGTCATCTGAAGTACCGAACACTATTCCAAGCTCCTGTACTACTCCGTGATAGGCTAACCTCTGGTCAAAAGCTATTGCATCAATCATGTATTTCTTGGGCAGTTCACAAATGTCATACACGATCTTTTTGTGGTCAATTACGTTCTCAAAAGTTCCCTCGGTGACGGTAATATACCCTTGCTCAACCCAATCAGAATAGTCGAAAAACTCCGTCTTAACCTGTGTCTTAGGTATCCAAAACCACCATAATACCGGACATATCCACCGATCATTTATGAACTTGAATTTAGGAAAGTACAAAGCGAAAGCGTTCAAGTCTATACCTGTGGAAAGATCAAGTCCTCCGTAGCACTTCGCCCCTATCAAGTCCTCTTTTTTAATCCCGTAGGAGTTCTTCTGCCAGATTTCATCCGAGATCCAGACGGTAGGCGCATCCACCCACATATTCAAATTCTTCGTCTTGAAGTCTACCTCCTTTGTGCCTCCCTCGTTCTTTGCTTTGGTCAACCTTGTCTTCAGGTAGTCAGGGAAAACAGAGATACCTAGATTAGGGTTAGACTTACCCCAATGGGTAGGATCATCCCATACGTCACCTTCGTCAGACTCAAACACAAATGCTAAGTGCGCATCGTCCGCGATCTTTCCTTCCAACATCTCCACGCTAGACTTCCTCAGCTTCTTGTAGCATGGTCCTTGCTTGTCAAACCCCGCAGTAGTAACCACGAACAAAAGCGGCTCCGGTCTAGCCCCCTGGCCTGACTCGATTACGTTCAAAAGTGAATCGTCCTTTGCCTCATGGTATTCGTCAATTATTCCCAAGCTAGGGTTGAAACCGTCCAGCGTTCCGGCATTCTTACTCATGGCTTTTATCGAGCCGTCCTTCTCCTTGTGGTAGATGCCTATTACGTTCCTCCCGTAGATAGAAAGTTTGATAGTTTCATCGTCCAATAATGATTTAAACTTTGGTGATTGCTGTATCAATCTACCCATTGAGTTACAACAGATTTTAGCCTGATCTTCGTTGTTCGCCCCTACTAAAATCTGTGGTGTGTTTTCCTTATCCGCAAACAAATGATAAATCCCAATGGCAGCAGCGAAACTGGTTTTCCCGTTCTTCCTGGCTATTTGAATGTAAACAGATCGTATCCGTCTTTTGCCGTCCTTCTGCCACCCAAAAACTTGCATGACAATGAACTTCTGCCACGGCTCAAGTAACAACGGTTTACCCCGCCAGCTTCCTTCCCAATGGCGTAGTTTCCTTTCAATAAAGTTAATTGCTCTTTGCCCCTGCTTTACGTCCAGAACTATGTCCGTCCTTTTGAGGTCATCTAAGAATCTCTGACACGCAAGTTTTATCCACTTGCCAGCGATAACCTTGCCCTCTAGTACCGAGCGTGCGTAGCTTTCAG